AGGAAGTAAAATTTATGAAACTATGCAAAAAGTGCAAAGGTAAACTTAAAGAACGGGTGGATGACTTTACCAAGATGGGGTTAAAGGCGCCGGGGATATTTAAGAGGAACAAGGTGATGGAATGTTGTCGTTGTGGTGAATTATGGTATCAAGGTAAACCTAATATAGAGAAGGAGCAATAATGGCATACGATCCAAAGCTGGACGCATCATCATTTAAAGAATTGGTTGAAATAAGTGATAAAACTAGAATTAGCATATCGGTTTGGTCTTATAATGGCGGGATTAAAAGATTGCAACTTAGTCGTGAAAACATGGTTGATGGGGAATGGAACTTTACTAAGTTAGGTCGCATGAGCAAGCCTGAAATAGAGGCCGTCCTTCCTATTATAATACAGGCGGTTGAGGTGATGTAGATATGGCCTTGATGTCAAAACTCACTCGTGAGCAGTCAAACGAGCTATATAATAGAGTAGTAAGGGAAGGCAATCCTGAGACTTTAAGGAAGCTTTGTAAGTTCGATATTTTTTTCCTTTTGTCCGTGGCGTGCAGGCGTAAAGACGCAGACAATGATTTCGTGTACGCTCGCTGCCGTGAGTTTGAGCAAGATCCTGATGGTCACCTTGACCTTTGGGCGCGTGAACATTATAAAATGCTCCCATTGAATTATATTGTCCCTACTCCAGATGGTTATAAGAAACATGGAGATTTAAAGCCAGGTGATTGGGTATTTGGTTCAGAAGGTAGACCAACAATGGTGACTAAAATAACTGATGTCTTTTATGATGGAGAATGTTATGAAATAGAATTAAGTGATGGAAATAAAATAAAATGTGGTGCCCAACATAAGTGGGTGGTTGAAAAAATATCAAGTAAAAGGATTAAGGGGGCTAAGAATCAAAGAATAGGAAGAGAAGAGATAATATTAAATACGGAGCAAATTTATAAACACAAACATTTTCCAGACAATAGACTTTCTATAGGAACAGTTGAATTGCAAGGACACAATGGCAATCTTCCAATATCTTCATATGTGCTTGGCGTATGGCTTGGAGATGGATGTTCGGATGGAAGTAGGGTAACTTGCGGATTTGAAGATGCCGATGAAATAGAAGAATTATTAATGAGAAGCGGAATAAAATGTACCCGTGCGTTTCATTCTAATTGTGTAAATATTAGACTTGGAACGGGAGTTAGGGGCGATAGGCTTTCTTCTGATTTTTGTAATTTTCTAAGAGAATTTAATTTAATAGGAAATAAGCATATACCAATATTATATTTACGATGCAATGTTCGCGATCGGATGGGTCTGTTGCGAGGACTCATGGATACGGATGGGCATTGTGATAAGAGGGGAACGGCAACTTTTACTAATATAAACGAAGTATTGGTAGATGATGTGTATGAATTAATTGCATCTCTTGGGATGAATCCACATAAGCGAGAATGTAAACAAATAGTTAATGGCAAAGATTATAAATATTTTCAAGTAAGTTTTCAGGCATATAAAAATGAAGCACCATTTTGTCTTAAAAGAAAAATTGAAAAATGTAAGGAAGGTAGTAGAAAAAATAATAGAAGATTTATTGTTGGTTGTAAAAAAATTCTATCGGAACCCATGTCTTGTATTCAAGTATTTAATAGTGATGGGATATATCTGATTGGCAGGGACTATCTTAAAACTCATAATTCAACAATCATAACATACGCCGGTACAATTCAGGAGGTGCTTCGTGACCCAGATATTACCATCGGGATCTTCTCCCACACCCGTCCAATCGCCAAAGCCTTCCTTTTCGCAATCAAAACAACACTTGAGGAAAACACATTCCTCAAAGGTCTATTCAAAGACGTCCTCTACAATGATCCGCAGAAGGAGAGCCAGAAGTGGTCACTCGATGACGGGCTTATCGTCAAAAGGAAAAGCGTCAACCCGACCTGCACACTCGAAGCCTGGGGTCTTGTTGACGGTCAGCCTACGTCCAAGCATTACGCCATCCGCATCTACGATGACGTTGTTACCCTCAGCTCTGTCACTTCCCCAGAAATGATTGAAAAGACAACTAATGGCTGGCGGGTATCTTTAAGCCTTGGTAGCGAGTCAAGCGGTGTTTCACGTGAAAGATATATTGGAACACGATATCATGCCAACGATACCTATAAGAATATTATTGATACTGGGGAAGTTATTGTACGGGAATATTACCCGACTGATTTAGGGAAGAATGATATTGATGTCATTGGTAATCCTGTGTTAATGACGACTGACGCTCTGATCAAAAGAAGGAAGAAGTCGGGGCCGTACATCTATAGTTGCCAGTACCTTCAAAATCCTAACGCCGATAAGGTGGCGGGCTTCATTACGGAATGGTTGCAGTATTACGAGTGTTTGAAGAATAATAAGAATTGGAATTACTATATACTCGGTGATCCGGCTGGTGAGGGGAAGAAGAAGAATAAAAGTAAAGACCCTGACTATTCTGTTTTTATCGTCATTGGCATGGCGCCGGATAAGAATTATTATTTAGTGGACATGGTTCGTGACCGGTTGAATTTGACTGAACGGACAGATAAATTGTTTGAGTTGATATACACATGGAACCCTAAGAAAATAGGGTATGAACAATATGGAAAAGATTCCGACATCGCTCACATCCAATTCGTTCAGGAACAAAAAGGCTTTAGGTTTTCCATTGAACCTCTTGCGGGCTTTATGCCTAAGACCGACCGCATACGTCGTTTGCAGCCGATCTTTGAGGCTCATCGTTTTTATTTACCGAGGCGTTTGCCGTATATTACTCAAGGTAAACAAATGGTTGACATGGTTCAGGATTTTATAGCGAAGGAGTATATTGATTTCCCCGTCGGGAGCCACGACGACATGCTCGACTGTATGTCAAGAATCCTCGACGATAACTTAGGGGCTGTGTTCCCTAAAATGAAGGAAATTAAATCAGATGATGGGGCGAATAATCCTGATTCAAAATATGATGTGTTGGTTGGAAATTCGCCTGGGTCTAAAATAATTTAGAAATTTCTTGAATTATACTTTGGTATAATGTATACATAGGATATTGGTTACTATAAATTGAGGAAAAATATGTATCAACCTAATTGGTTGTTTTTTCTAAAGAATGGCGGCTTCGGTGGTGGCGGTTCGCCTCCTGCCGTTCAAGCTCCTCCAGCAGCACAACCAACACCCACACCTGTAACTCAAAACCCAGTAGCCACCGCAACAGACAGAGCGGCTACTTTGAAGAAATTGCAGTATGGTCTAACATCCACTGTGAGCGCTGGGCAGACCCCTGGCATTCCGAGTCTTAAACCGGCTGCGGCTGTTGGTGGTGGGACGGCCACGACCCTTGGTGGAGTATAGATTTTCTTGGTAGTTAATGTAGCAAGTTTGTCCGGCTGATCCCCTGACGAATGGATTTACCACAAACATTTTGACGGTTCTTGCGCGCAAGCAGGAGCCGTCTTTTTTTGTGGCTAAAAAGGAAAAAATGAAAGATTCTTCTCAACGTTATACAACAATGAACCCACCTCCGGTTCCTCGGACACCTCCGCCTGATGTTAAGAATTGGTCTAGGGCGGCCAAAAAGAAAGAATTTGATAAGAGATTTACTAACGTCAAAGCTGCCCACTTACTCTGGCGTGGCGCTTTTGAAGAACTTTCCAGATGGATTAATCCACTCCGAGGTGTATTTGACACACCACCATCTAAGAGACCTTTACTTCCTGATTATCGTATTATTCTGGATGATCATGCTACGCAAGCCGCCAAGACCTTAGCCAGTGGGATGAGTTCTGGTATGACCTCACAATCAATGCCGTGGCTTCGCCTTAATATTGACGGTATGGAAGATATGGAGAGTCCTGAACAAATTCGTGGATGGTTGGATGCTTGTCAGGAACGTCTATACGAGATGCTTGATAAGTCGAATTTGTATTTTTGTCTTAATAACTGTTATGAAGAATTGGGTATTTTTGGGACTGGATGTTTCATTGTATTGGAAGATTTTGAGGATTTTGTCCGTGGAACGTCATTTACTACAGGCGAATACTACATTGCCACTGATAATAAAGGAAGAGTCAATACGTTCTGCCGTGAATTTTGGATGACGGTTCAACAGATGGTTGAAGAGTTTGGGTATGATAACTGTTCCGCTTCTGTTAGGCAGATGTATGACTGGAATCAAGTTGATCAGCTCTGGAAGATTAGGCACATGATTGAGCCGAATGATGTGGCCATGCTTGATATGCCAGACTTTAAGAATATGCCTTTCCGGTCTGCTTATTGGGATATGGCAGATGGGACGAATACGTTCTTAGGGATGAGAGGATTTAAAAGGTTCCCTATTATATGCCCACGTTGGGAAACGGTTGTTACTGATCAAGCGTATGGTTATGGTTGTGGGCATTATGCGCTCGGCCACGTCCGTGGTTTGCAAAAGACGACCCAAGATAAATATTTGACACAAGAAAAGACACACAATCCACCTATGCAGGCGGATGGCAGCGTTGATGGACACGTTTCTACAATTCCTGGTGGGGTAACCCGTACCAACTCGAACGCTGTGCCAAACGCCGGAGTCCGACCTGCTTATCAAATTCAGGCTAATCTTGAGAGCTTTCTTGAGATGGCCAATGATCTACATGACAAAATTGATAAGTGTTTCTTTGTAAATCTATTTCTTATGTTGATGAATTTTGATAAGAACAACATGACAGCCCAAGAAGTGGCCGAGCGTCAGCAAGAGAAGATTATGATGATGGGGCCGATACTTTATCGGTTACAGACTGAACTTTTGGATCCTTTGGTTGAACTTTTGTTCGGGATTGCGATGGATAATAAGCTGTTTCCACCTCCTCCTAAACAGATTGCTGGACTGGCGATTAAGGTTGAGTACACATCTATTCTTGCTCAGGCCCAGAAGCAGTTGGGGATTCAGCAGATTTCTCGTGTGGTTGGGTTCATTCAAACGGTTGTTCAAGCTTTAGGTGGACAGGATACTTCTATTGCGGATGGTATTGATTGGGATCAGACGCTTCGTGAGGTATGCGATATGGAAGGTACGCCGGCCAAGATGAATAAGGATCAAGCATTGATTGATCAGATTCGTCAGCAAAGAGCGAAGGCGCAGCAACAGCAACAGCAAATGGCTATGGCTGAACAGGCGGCTAACGCAGCGCATAAGGTTGGAAGTATACCTACTGGGCCTGGGACTTTGCATGGCGCTATGACTGGTCAGGTGGCACAACCGGCAGGGGCTGCTAAATAATGGCCGATATAAATTTTGATTCAGACAAACTAAAAGAAGAAAAAAAAGAGAAGCGTCAATTTGCAGATCGTGCCGCTTCTTATCGCATGAAGAAAGCATGGACATTTGTATTATCTTCTCCAGAAGGCAAGATGGTAATGTACGAACTTTTAGAGGAAGCTAAAGTTTACAGCACTCCTTATTCTGGCGAAGTACATTTGACTCACGTTAATATAGGCAAGCAAGACATTGGAAGGCATATTTTGAATATGATTGATATAGCAAAGCCATCAGCTTTGTTAGAAATGATAAGAGAAAGCAAATCAAATAAAGTAAGAGAAGAAAGTATAAATCAAGAGATAGAAGAAACTAAGGAGATTTAAATTATGGCAGATGGTAACCCTTTCGCAACAGCCGTGGAACCAGCAGCCGTAGTTACGGCGCCCGTGACACCTGTTGTAGCAACACCCGTTATTGAGACACCCGCACCGGTTACACCGGTACCAGTAGTCAAAGCACCAGAAGCACCCGTTGTACTACCGGAAGGTGACGGAACATTACTTGGTTCCGAAGTAAAACCAGCTGAAGAAATAGCTCGTCTGGCAGCTGAAGCAACCGCAAAGGCAGCCGCCGATGCAGCAGCTAAAGCAGAAGCACTCAAGAACGAGACTCCTGAACAGAAAGCTGCACGCGAAAAGGCCGAAGCGGAAGCTGCTGTTAAGGGTAATGTTGTGCCTGATAAGTACGTTGTTAAAGCTCCAGAAGGCATGAAGGTTGATGAAGCCTTCTTGAATGATAAGTTGTCTCCTGTGTTAAAGGAGCATAAAGTCACTCAATCAGCCCTTCAAGCAATTCTTGATGTTTATGCTCCACACTTGCAAGCGCAACAGAAAGCTGGTATTGAAGCACAGCAGGTTGAGGCGATTAAGGCGTGGAAGGATAACGTCAAGGCATGGGGTGATGAAACAAAGGCAGTCTACGGCCCTAAGTTAAATGAAGAAATGGCATATGCCGCTAAAGCCATTAATCAGTTTTCGTCAGATCCTAAAGCTCTGCGTGAATTGATGAATAACAAACCTGGAACAACTGGCACTGGTATAGGTAATAATAAATTAGTCGTTGAATTTATGATAAAAGCGGGGAAATTACTTGGGGAAGATACTTTTCCTAAAGGCAATCCGCCACCTGGAGATAAAGACAACTCCGATGAAGCGAAAGCTGAACGGATGTTTGGTAAGCGATAATTTCCAGTTAAAAATCTAAGGAGAGTTATATGGGATTAAATACAGTCTATTTCCCAACATATCTCGATATGTCCCGCAGGGTTGATCCTGATGGTTCTGTCGCGGATATCGCGGAAATCATTACGCAATATCACGAAATTCTGGATGATATTGGTTGGAAACAAGGTAACTTGGATACCGGCGAACAAATCACCGTTCGTACTTCCAAGCCGACAATTTCCTTCCGTTATCTGAACGCTGGTATCACACCGGTTAAGTCAACCACCGGTCAGATTGTCGAAACCTGTGCCATCATGGAAGCTCGTAATCACATTGATATTGATGTGGCTATGGCGAATGGTAATACCGCTGCTTTCCGTTTATCGGAAGATAAGGGTATTATCCAAGGCTTCGGTGATCAGTTAGCCAGCACCTTGATTTATGGTGATACAACCGTATCTCCTAATCAGTTTACTGGTTTGGCTGCTCGTTATTATTCGAGCACCGGAACCAATACGACCGCCAAGCAGGTTATTTCTGCCGGTGGTACGAACAACGTGAATAGTTCTATCTGGTTGGTTGTGTGGAGTCCAGATAATATTTACGGTATTGTTCCTAAAGGTTCTAAGGCTGGATTCCAGTTCAAGGATTTAGGGGAACAAATGGTACCGGATCCTAATACTACCGGTGCTTTCATGCAGATGATGTGCTCTTGGTATCAGTGGAAAGCTGGTCTTGCTATTCGTGATTACCGCTCAGTTGTGCGTATTGCGAATATCGACATGACCAATATCCTGACCACTGGTGCGACCAGCGATACATCGGCTGACTTGCTCAAGTATATGTCATTGGCTTTGGATCGTATTCCGCCTAATGTCATCGGACGTAAAGTATTCTATATGAACGAGACCGTTCGTTCTTATTTACGTTTGAAGATCGTGAACAAGACAAACTTGCTGTTAAGATTAGAGGAAATTAAGGGAAGTTTAATTCCTCGTCCTGACCAAGTTTTGATGTTTTTAGGAGTTCCTTGCCGTCGTATTGATTCTATTCTCAATACCGAAGCAAACGTCTAATCTGCGGGGGGAAGCGTTTTCCCCCTGCTTAACTTTTTAAATGCCTAACAAGGCAGAGGAGAGCAATATGTTGATTGATAATAGTCTGATTTTAGACAACGCTCTGACCCTCACAACCTCTGGTTCTTCGACGAATTATATCGATACCATTGGTGCTAGTGGTGGGCAAGCACAAATATCTGGAATTAATTC